ATTCAACGATTCAACGATTCAACGATTCAACGATTCAACGATTCAACGATTCAACGATTCAACGATTCAACGATTCAACGATTCAACGAAAATCAATTGAGGCAGAGCCTCACGGTACGCATTCCAAGGCTGGAGCCTTGTAACGAGAACCCTTTCAATAGGGCAACCACGGGGCCATACGTTATACGCCTTGGGCGATTATTGGTATGGTTGTTGATCCGGTTTGGGCGATTGTGGGTAGATCGGGGTTTCCGGTTTGGGCGATTATTCCACTTGTCACGGTTTGGACTGCGAGAATGCAGATTGCGTGTAGTGGTTTTGTTCTGAGAATCAGTGTCTTGAAGATTGAGTAAAAGTCCTCGTTGATTTCAAGAAGTGAGACTGCGGTAATGTTGCCGTCTATGTCTTTTGTTACACCTCCTGAAATGAGGATTATGTAGCCCCACTCTTCTGGATTATTTGGGATTGGGTAGCCTACCGGATTACCGTAGTTGTCAATGGCGTTTCCGTTGGCGAGAACGATATAACCGTTTTCTCCGGTGACGGCAAGAGTATTACCGCAGACCGCTCCACGGGAACCACAGACCATTTTCCGGCGAGTGCGAATGAGTGAACGGAGATCGTTGCAGTTATGGTTTGTTGTGACTGTTGCACCGATGAATCCGGCAGTGGTGAGAACCGTTTGAATGTCCGTATCTGATCCGGTACGGATGATCTTGCTTACTACTGATGAGAGATATTTGCGGTAACTTTCGAGATCGCCGCCTTTGAATAGTTGCGCTCCGAAATCGAGAGCAAGGGTGTTGTAGTCTTGGCAGTTCCACGGGTTGCGTATGGAACCGGACGCTTTGCCGATCGCTACGATTTCTGGGAGAATCTCGTTTTCGGCGGTGTCTATTATTTTGGAGAACTGACCTTCTGGGTCGAAGTTCCACGCTGGGCCTTTGGGGAAACGGGAGCGGAGCATGTCGTTCATTTTTTTTGATCCTTTTCTAAATCAATTGAGGCGGAGCCTCTCGCGGCGCATTCCAATGCTGAGGCCATGGAACGAGAAAAACGGGTAAGTACGTTGGCTTACCCGTATGTGGTAATGTCACTCATAGTAGACGGCGTTGAGACGTGGCAGGGTTCCCGGTATTAAGGCGGATCGCGTCAAATAGGTGCTGGGGGCTGAAGTTAAAGCAAAATCAACTTGGGAAGCGTTTATTCCATAGCTGATAAAAATATCGTGAACCACATCGGCGAGATTGATTGAGGTGATTTCGTTGGTGCGACCTTCGACAGGATCAAGACCATCGATGAACGGTTTGAGTCCTTTAAAATAGGTGTCGATGGCGTTGAAAATTGCAGTTTTAATGTTGTCATTGTTCCATGAACTATCTGTTCCTGTGATCCGCACATTGTACTGAGATGTGGAGATAGATTTTACAACGAGCCGTGAATTGGGCACTCCAGCTGCGAGTCGATCCTGTTGTGTTTCTGGATCGCGGAGAATGTGATTGAGCACTTCGGTACAGAGATCGGTCGGTGCAATCCCATCGGGATGAATAGAACTTGATGCTTGCACAAAAACGGTTCTTCCAGCGAGAATAGTGTCAACAATCGTCCCGTCTGTGTTGAATTGCCCATAGTAGGGATAGACTCGTTCAACGCTAGGCACTTCTTGCCCCCAGATACGGTAATCGGCAAGGTTTGAACCGCCGTGATGGGCGTATTGTTGATCTAGTGTTTTTTGCCGGTACTCTTCGGTGGTTTCTTCGGATACCCCGAAAGAGTCAATCGTGAGCACGGTTCCGGTGTCGGATAGTCCTGCCACTGGGGACTGTGGTTTGAGCATGAACCCTATTTCTGGAGTGGCGTATCCTCCTGAGATGTCGGAGATCATAGGTATGTGTTCAGAGCCTCCGTCCGATTTTACAACGGTGATCGTTGATTTATAGGTGAGACCGTTTTCGGAACAGGTGAACGCTGTTCCGGCTGGTACGACAGTTCCGGTGGTCATGGGGAATGTTGCGGTTATTTCAGAGGCGGAAGCGACATAGGGTTCTCGCTTGAGCACGTCTCGGTTTATGAGTATTAGACCTTCCCGCGAAGCGGTAGAAGCGAGATTTTCACGGCGTGATAGTTCTGCCATTTTGTAGACTGCTGTGGCTATGGATGCGTAGTTTCGCGCCATTTCGTAGAGGAACGATTTTGGGTGAACCGGAACTGATTGACCGATGGAAGCACCGAAATATCCGGTGTAGGTTATGGCTTGTTCATTTATTGTTTGCATGGGGAATCCTTCAACGATTAAGGGATTAAGGGATAAAACGATTCAACTGGTTGCCACTATGATTTCTGTTGTTCTGTCCAGTTTTCGCCGTTGCGGATGAATGATAGGTTTCTTTGTGGGCCGGTTGGTGGAGTTACTGTTATTGTTAGGATGTATCCCGACGAACCGCCATAGATCATTTTTGCGCTTACTTCTGAGAAAATACCTGATTCGACCGCCCAAGAGAGGGCTTTAACGGCGGAATCTTCGATAATGGAAAGCTGAGTTCTCGTTATTGATTTGCGCGATTCTTCGATGAATGTTGAACCGATTTCTGTTTCTGCGTCACGAGCGATCCGGTTGAGCGCATACCCTTGTTCGGTGAACAGGGAAATTGCAACGATGTTTTCTAGCCCGTTTTCCATTATAGGAAGACCGTTTTCAAAATGGATATCTACGCCGGAAGCGGCGAGAAATAGTTTTGGGTCGCCTTCTGGAATGGTTGTTGTTTCGTGGGTGTATGACATTAGTACAAATCCTCATCTTTGTGTTCATACTTGAATAGAGGCGCAAAAATCCAGAGTGTTTTTTTCGCCTGTTCGTTAATGTCAGAGACTTCGAGATCGATCTCTTCACAGTGGCGAGCTACTATCATAGAGAACATTTCGAGAGATTTTTCATAGGAGAACCGTTTTTCGGCAATGCCAAAAAGAGGAGAGTTTTCACGAACTACCGAATCGACGGCTTCCTTTGAAATATTGCGCAGTTCTTCGGAACGTTCACGACTCATTTTGTCAATTGATTTTCCGGCTTTCACGAGTTTGTAATAACCGTTTACTTTGATGATCTGTTTGAGTTTTGCAACTGTTTCGACTTTGAGCGCAACTATGATAACTGACAGTACAAGATTGAGTTCTGAAATATCAGAATCAGTAAGTTTCCCACTTCGAGACTCCATCATTATTTTTCTGCAATTTTCGACTGACTGAGATTTCATGTTAGCTAGAATACTTTCGGTGAATGCCATTACAGCACCAACAGTTTTGTGTTTTCGTTGGTTTTTGTAGTTGTTAAATTCGAGCATGTTTCTGACCATGATATAACATACCAAAAACCCTATAACAATTTGTCCAACTACGCTACTCTGTTCAATCGCTTTAATAATCAATTCTGTCACAATCTTACCTTTTCTACTTTTGCACTTTCAATGTCCCACAGTGGTGTGAGTACGGGTATTCCTGCGGCGGTTGCTATTTTTTCGACATGAATATAGAGTTCGTTTAGTTTCTCTGCAAGAGATTCATATTCAACGGCGTATCCTTCGTTGTCGTTCAGGACTATTTCACCGTTTTTTTTGAATTTCGCCGAGGCTTTTACCGTCGTTCCTTCGAGAGAGAAAATAGACGATTCACCTTGTTCTGTGGGAATGTTTATACCGGAATTTGTGGCGGTGGCGACTTTAAATTCGGGTGATATTTGGTGAATGATTACTTGATCACCGATCTGTGGGAGTGTGGAGAATCCTGAAGGGGTGAAGTATTCTACGGTTTGCAGGTCTTCGGGGTCGTCTATTTCTACGTCGAGGATGACGGCATTTTTTCCGTGGGTGTATCCTGTGCCGATGGAGAGGTTTTTTACTATGGCTATTTCGGTCATTGTGGAATCCTTTAACAATTAAGGGATTAAGGGTCAAAACTATTACGATATAATTCGGGTAGCCACGGGGTGATATCCCTACGTCCAAATGTTTTTTATTTGGTCGCCGGTGAAACATTCTACGGGGCAGACGTTGAGCGTTGCGGTTTTTCCTGAGGTGGAATATTTGAAGGAGACTCGCTTTATGAGTAGGTCTATTCCGTTTGGAATGTCAAGAGATGGTGAAATTACCGTTGCGAAACGGTTCACGTTCCAGAGTTTGCCGGAGTCATCGAGCCAGCGGTCAAGAGAGAGTTCCATTGTCATAGAGTCGGCAAGGGCTTTGGATCGTTGCCAGTCGGCGAAGTTGTCAACGGAACCGGAATCAGCGGAGGATTCTGTCTTGCAGTAGATACGACAACAGGGAACCGATGAATCGGCAGATGTTGCGGACGTTGAAGAGCCTTTGATTGATTTTCCCGCGATACGGTAGATTGAAAACCGTTCTCTTCCATCGAACTTAGCACCCCATGAGAGTACTTTAAAGTCACCTTCGGAAAGAGATGCTATTGGTTTTTTGTTTGATCCCGGTCGAATAAAGAGCGGTTGTCCCGCGGGGGTGCAGGAGATCAATAGCTTTTTCATTTTTGCGAGTTTTGCGAGATGATCAAATCTTTTTTCTGATTTTTCCGCTGCAATCTTGCCAAATCGTTCTGAGGCTCCCGATTCGAATTGTGGTGTGATTCCAAAGGGAGCACAAAGCGTTTTAGCTCGTTGTTCGAGAGTCACCCCGTTTTGTGCGTAGGGCGGGAGAACGTGCGAGTCTATGAGATCAGCGGTGTAGCTGTAGATTTCGAGTTTCTTTGTTTTTCCTCCGGTGGCGGTAAAGGAAGATTCCACGGTGTAGACTCGACCGGAAAGGCGGAGCACTCCACCAACATAGACTTTGACGTCGGGGTATCGGTAGGGTTTGAGTGCGTTTTTGTGGTTTTGTGAAAGTGATCCTGTTTCCACGGAGCAAGTTAAAAAATCTGATCCTGTGTCAATGGTGAGAAGCAGTTCCGCTTCGATAACGGCAATCGGTTCGTTGTTGATGATGATTGCCATATCGTTAGCCTGTTGACCTGCGAACGTGTCTGATATGGGAAGATCAATTTCGCGGGGAATGAAGAGCGAATCATTGGGATAGATTACGGGAGAGCCATCTACTGGAACTTTCGGGCGTGTGTTGAGCTGTGGGTTCGCGGAGACGATAAGACTGTATTTCCACTGATCGCCATAGGCAGAACGCGCCATCATCCATAGGCAATCGCCATCTTTTACGAGATAGTGTGTTCCCTGTTCTGCGTTCATTTATACCGCCGAGAGGTAGAGGTTTATCTGAAAGTTTGGCGGAATGTTTATTATCAGTTCGCCGGTGAGTTTGTTTGTTGCTATGAGATAGTCGTAAGCTTCTTCGATGGAGCGATTCGGGTAGTGTTTCATGGCGAACTCAAGTGTAGATTCGGTCTTTTTTGTAGTGATAACCTTTTTTATTTCGTTGGCGTATTCTCCTGCTGATACGTAGTTGATTGTGGTTCCAACAACGTTGTGCATCTCGGTGTATGTGTCAGGGGAGAAGATGTATGAGTTTTTCGGGTTTTGGGTCGTGTATTCGTTTTGGTAGAAAATGCAATCGGTTGTGAACTGATTGTATGTTTCGAGGAGTTCTCGTGCAAAGAAATAGGCATCTTCGCGGGAATCAGCTTTACCATTTACGAGGGATACTGCCATTGAACCGATTATTGCAGAACATACCAGTTCGTGTGTGGTAGCACCTGACACGCCGAGTGAACAGGTTTTGTGCGATTCTATTGTTTTCCCCGAGATAGTGTTAAATAGGCGTTTGTAGAGATCGATCTTTGTTGATACGATTGTTTCCACTTTTGAAGGAAGTGAAATAATCTGCGTGAGAAGATAGGCTACGTCACTGATTGCGATGATCGGTTGCGTGAGAAGAGATTTGAGCGAAGATGTCATTTCTCCCAGTTGGGTTCTGAATTTCCCTTGAATTGCCCAGAATTTTGAGTACGTTTTATTGATTGATGCGACAACGGAACGAACCTTTCGCGAAAAATTCTGTACCCACGCCTCGTAAGGGGCATTTTCTGGAAGTGTGGCAATAATTGCCTTCGTGATTTGGTTTACATCATCGGGGATCGCAAGAGCAGTGGCGTGGTACGTGAGACCTTCGTAGGAAGGTGTGTACTTGATCCACGTTGTATCAATTTTGGTAACGCCACCACTTCCTACGGGGTCAATCATTGGCTTGATGGAGAGTGGCTGAATTTTGATGAGACCACGGACGGGGTGTTTTACATCCCACGCGCCCCGTTCGACGAGAGCGGTTTCGAAGTTGAAAGCGTTTTGCGCGTGGAATTGCCCATCGAAATAGATAGTAAGATTCATTTGAGAGGAAGAGATTCCGAGGTCTTGCACTCGTGCTCCATCGACTCCGGGATATTCGAAGATCGCCACTTTTTTCGCGAGTTCTACGGGGTCGCCTATCCATTTGGCTTTGAAGGTTTTGCCGGATGGAGAAGTGAGGGTTATGAAGTCTAAAACGGTTTCCATAGGCGCACCCATACGATTCAATGATTAATGGATTCAAGGATTCAAGCTGGTAAGCACTGGGGCTTACCACTACAAAATACGTTATTTTGATACGCCCATGTTGGTGTTTACGGCTGTGGAGCCGGTTACACCGGTTGATGTGGCTAATCCTTTTTCTGAAGAGACGTTTATGTTTACTCCCACTTGGTTGCTGGATGTTACGGGGGTAGGGAGCGTTTGGGCTGTCTGTCCGTAATCTGGCGTGAAAACCGGCTGTTCCTGGCCGTAAAACGTGGTTGCCGTCTTTATTGGCAGTGAACCGTATTTTGAATTTTCCGGTGTTGGGGTAGTTGTCCCCATGATCATAGGCACTCGATCATGGAGATCGCCGGATATTCCAGCTTTGAACAGGCGAAACTGTTCAAAGTTTTTGTCAGAAAGGAGGCCAATTTTGTTTAGCATTTCGGCGACCATGTAGACCGGATCGAGAAGAGAACCCATAATTACACCACCGAGTGCTTTTATTCCTGCGATCATTCCTCCATCGGTGAATGCTTGTTTGATCATGTCCCATCGGTTCATGATGTCGATGAACACCCCGAGAAGTGGGGAAGCTATGTAGAAAAACAGTTTGAACTTTTCGTGGAATTTTGTAATTCCATTGCCCCAAGAATCCCAGTTTTTTGCAATGGTGAAAATTGCAAGTCCGATTCCTGCGAGAATTGCGATAACAATGCCTACGGGGCCGGTGATTGCAGTCCAAAGAACACCGAAAGCAGTAGAAAGCCCGTATGTTACTCCTGAAAGTATTCCTTCCTCTGCAATAAGTAGACCGATGAATCTTAACTCGTACACCAACGCGCTATTTAAAATTCCTGTTGTAAATGCAAGGAGTGCTTGGTATCCAGCGATTGCGTAGGTAAGGATTTTCCACTTGAGATAGAGACCTACCAGAGGCGTGAGTATCGGCGAGTAGAATAGGAGAATTTCAAGGGTTAATGCCAAAACTTTCATCAGATCAGTGGCGATTGGGGCGATTATTCTGAATGACTCGGAAAGTAAGCCGATCACCTGCGGGAGATTCGCGGAGATGAAGGCGTTTATTTTTGTCATGTCGAATTTGTCAATTGCGGAAATAGCATCATCTATCAATAGCGCAATCGGTGATCTCCCTGATTCCATACCTGTGAATAGCTTTGTTTCAAAAGCCCCTTTAAGGTTTTCGAGTTTGAACGATAGAGATTGTGATACATCGCCTATTTTTTTGTCGGCAGAACCGGCAGAGTTTCCAATACTGTCATAAAACGTGGCAATTTGTTTTCCCGCAGGACTCAGCAGTTCGAGCATTGCAGCAAGCGATTCTGTGCCGAACGTTTCCGTAACCCACTGCGTTTTTTTGAATCCCAGTTTGTCGGTTTTTTCGCGTAGCTCGTCCATTATGGAGATCATGTCACGGAATTTACCCGTTTTGGGATCCATTGCCGAAAAGTTTATTTCAGCGAATCTCTTTTTAATCTCTTCGGTCGGTTCGGTCATTCGTGCCATGATAGTACGGAGACGTTCACCGGCTTGTTCGCCTTTAATGTTCACTTTTGAAAGTGACATGGTAAACGCCAAGAATGTTTTCATGTCCTGATTCGTTTTCCCCCATACCGTACCACCATATTTAACCGCGTTTCCTATTTCTGCTACGGTGGTAGTCGATTTGTCGGCGGCATAAGACATCATATCAATTGCCATGGCGTAGTTTTTACCGGTCATAACTGCATCTTTAGAGATGAGATTGAACGAGTTCATAGAACCAGAAAGTGTTAGGACTGACTCTGAAAGGTTCATGCTCGCAAGTGTGGCGAATTTTGTTTGTGGCATAAGAACCTGCTGGATTTGAGCAAGCGAGAATCCAGCGGCGGCAAATTCGTTGGCGGCTGAAGCAACTTCGGCAGAGTTGAAAATTGATTTTGCTCCCACTACGTTTGAGATGTCTTTTATCTGCTTGAGCGCATCACCGAATTTCATAGCTCCAGAAGATACTTCATCAAGGCGCGTTGCAGCGAAGTGAGCTGATTTGTCAAGATCGATAAACTGATTGACTGAACCAGAAACGATGTTCCCAACTTTTCGGAATGAGTCATAGACGAGGTTTCCCACGACAAAACCTTTTACCAGTTGCCCGAATCCTTGGATGTCTTTTTGTGCTTGTGACATTGCACCGTGATTGGCATTCCCGAATTTTGAGGCAGCAGAACCCATGCGGTTGTACTGTTCTGGAACATTCGTGATAAGATTGAGTTTCATTACAGCAGACCACGGTGAACCCATTGGGGAATCCTTTCATCAGGGTAAGCACGTGGGCCTACCCTGCAAATATCATTGTTTTTCGTTGATTTTTACAACACATTCGTAATAGTACCGCAAATTTTCGTAACCCATCTGGTCAATTTCGAGCGGTGGTACACCGTGGGCGAACAGGTTAATCACCCACGTATGTAGATTCTTGTGAATATCAGACCGCTTCCCATTGGGTAGAGTGATTACGCCAGGGAAAAAAGCTGCGCGGTTTGTTCCATCACTTTACTGTCAGAGCCTTTGATTTTATCAAGGATCGCTCCGGTGGTGGTACATGTTTCACGAAGCATCTCAAGCCCCCGAGCAGCGATAGATTTTGAGCCAGCAACACGCTTTTTACACGCCCCGTTGATTTCCCCGAATTTCAGTTCTGAGATTGAACCTATTGGATTTGAGAGGTGCATGATTACCACGGGGCAACCGCTTTCCTGTTCGATAGAGATAGAACCTTCTTCGATGAGCTTACAGAAATCGAGACCGAGATCGTCCGCAGTGTAGGAGTATTCAGGATCGTCTTTTTTGAGTTTATCAACCATCTCTTCGAGGTCGATGTGGTAGTGAGTGAGGAAGTTCATTAGTTGAGATATTGCATCTTCGCGGGATACTACTGATTCACGTTTTTTAATTGAGAATAGGGACATTTGTTACTCTTTTCTTTTTTGGGCGATACAAATTCAATGCGAGCCTGAGACTCGCGGGAATGCACAACCAGCCTGAGACTGGTTACGAGATTCAAAAATTAAGACGGGTAGCCACGGGGGCTACCCCTACAGGCTAACCGATCAAAAATTCGACGGATGGGTGAAGGTCGATTTCGAGAATACCATCCATTGATTTGCGGTCTTTCACGTTGATTTGTCCGGCTGGTGTTGAGTATACCAAACCGTCCGCTTCGGTGAAAGAGATTGATACATCCTGTCCCATGAGGGCAAGAAGTGTTTCACGAGCGGTTCCGTCTTCGTCGGCAATTTTAACACCTTCGACAGATGGAACCTGTTTTTCAAGGGCGAAGATCGCCGCTCCACTGGTGGCAGTGCTTTTCAGTTCACCTTTTGTTTTCTGGGTGAAATCAGAGTCGGCAATGACACGGTAGGTCTGACTGTTGATCTTGAGATCAATGATTGAGCCTTTTGCTCCCATATTATACGCTCCACGTTTTGCGTTACACGGTACACTTTTTTAATGCGAGCCTGAGACTCGCGGGAATGCGTAACCAGCCGGTGACTGGTTACGAGAATCACAATTTAAGACGGGTGCTGGTTATCCACCGAAATTGATGTCAAATTCGGTTACGTCGGAAATTATACCGCCTTCGCCGGAGAGGACGATTTTCATTTTCGAGTCAAAACCTGTTCCTCCGGTGCGGAGGATTACGGCGTTCGGGTCTTTGAGGCCTTCACGGACTGAATCGGCAGAGAAAATCCATGCTGATTTTTCCCACGAATAGGCAAATTCGAGGATTTGATTTTTGACAGCCTGAATATCACGTACTTTTGCATTGGGATTAGTCACCCGTTTTGCATCTTTTACGATGGTTATATTCTGCCATTTTTCAGAGTTCCATACTGCGCGTTTGTGCGCTTCAACGTTTTGCAGAACAGATATGTTTCTCATGGATCGATATCCATTGTTAGCTTCGGGAACATTATCAGGACGGTAATAGCTAATTATATTCTGGAGTACCACCGTTCCATTTCTTACGATTGTTGGCGAGATACCAGATTTTACCGCGAGATCGCGAGAGTCGTAGTTGTTTGTCCATCGCGTTGCACCGGGGATAACACCGGGGATAATTTCATCGATGTAACCGGATTCTGCGAGTACCGCATTTTTCGCAGCCATGATACCCATTACTGACGAGGCAATTTCCCCCGGGTGAGCGTGGGTGTTTGGTACGACAACAACACCGTTTGCTCGGTCATCTTTGCGCAGATCACTGGCGGTGATTTCTCCGTTGAGATCGTTGAGGACTGAACAGTTGATCGACCGGAAAAAACGACCGTTTGTCGGTGCGTAGAGTCCGATAGCCGTATTCCCCCGACCTACATAGTCGGCAATGGCATCGAGCGTGGTTGTGTCGGTTCCGTTACCATGAACGAGATCGGTAATGTCAAGATCGTTTGCCGAGTCACCATCACCGAAAATTTCCTGCATTACGGCAAGAGATATAACTGGTTTCCCTGTTCCTGAAGCCATTGGAACAACGGTAGGCGTGACCCCATCGACGGCTGGTTCACCTTTGAGATTGAACGATACGGAAATATCATTTCCCCACGTTCCTTTTGTTTTTGCCGTGATCGTTACCACTCCGAGAGCAGCCACAGCCGTCACGGGGAGTTTCGCGTTGGCATTGATCGCGGAAGCCGTGGCACTG